AGCGGAAATGTCATGCGCCCTGATAACCTTGTGCAGGTTAATCATCGCCGTCGGGTACTTATTCATCTCAAATGTGCGTGCCTTTATCTCGGCAAAAGCCACAATCTTTTCTTCAAAATCGTCAGTGATAGCCACGTCTAGGCCAAAACTCATTGGCAGCTTGTCGAGGCTATAACCCTTTTCCGCCAGCAAGTCAGCGACCCGCTGCTCGTTGTTGCGGTCGGCTTGTGTCTCATACATTGGCCGGGGCATCATTCCCTCGCCATCAAGTCACGGCACACCATAATGAAGTCAGGCCAAGACAGTGTCGCCGTATAACGCCAGTCGTATGCCTCAGCCACATCCTGAGCCACTGGCCGCCCCAACCGCACCAGTGCCTCAATAGGTATCCGCACACTAATATCCTGCCGGTCTAGCTTCCAGATCAGGCACGGCAGGCAGTCGTTAGGGTTGCCGTCTGACGTGCGGGCGGCGGTCACTATCTGATCCCACCAAGACGATGACACGGCATTTTTGTATCTTTTCAGTTCCAATAAAAACGGAAACGATGCGTCTGACGCCGTCAGGTCTGCCAGATTTTTCATCTGGTATTGCTCAAGGTTGCGCTTAAACTTTATGCCCAACTCATCGAACAACATGCCCGCGATTTGTCGCTCAAACGCTGCACCCTTGGCATGTCCACCTCCGGCACGCATCACACCCGCCCCGCCTGATGATCCATCGTTGTCTGGATGTGGCGCTGGCGGATATTGCTCTCTAACTGCTTGACCAGCAACTCATCGGCAAGCGACGACTGACTGCGGTGAGCCGACACATCTAGCTCGGCTTTTAGCATTTCGATGGTCGAGGCTCTGAGCCTCAATAAAACTGGTTTAATCTCTGACATTTATATCACCCTAAAAATATGTTGCTATCGCTATTGACATATATTGATAGCAAGTCCATATTCATAAGGTAAGAGGGACAAAACAGGGAAATCAAGGGAGATTACCAAATGGAAAAGCAAATTAACGAATTGATTGAAGCTATCAAAGCAGACTATGCCCGGTTTGGCGGCGACTATGAGCGTTTTGCTGCTGGCTTGTCTTTTAAGGTCGGCAAAAAATACATCAAAATTCTCAGCAACCATTCTGCTTGGGGCTTTATCGTCAAGGGTGATGATGATGCAATGTTCAAAAAGGGCGATATCTTAATGGCTGCAAGCTGGGCAACCCCAGCCCGCAACCACCCTCGGGGGAACATTATCGAGGGCGGGTACAAGGTTCAATGGACTGGCCCACTTTATATGTCAAGAAAGGCGGCGGCTTAACAGCCCCGCCCGAAAGGGAGATCAGCATGAAACAGATCAGATCAGATAGGGTCAAACTCTGGTACGTCGTGAGCAATCCGTTTACGCGTCCAGTTGTAACTGGTCCAATTTTCGACAGGTACGACGCAATCGCGTTGGCTTGTAAACGCACCGACAACAAGAGCCTCATCACGCACATATCGCGTGGCGAATCTTGGGTTGGCGGTGAGGTTGTGTGTAGCGCGTATCGGCTACACGTTAACGGATGGACGGCGTTGGCGCCTAAGACGCCTGACGCGCGTTTAAAGACACCATCAAAATATGGGAGAGCGACATGATTAAAGACACAATTTGTATGCTGTTGCTAATGGCATTTGGCTTGGCTTTTTTCACTAACATTGTCAGCTCAGAGCTAAACTTTTGGGCGCTGATGGCTCGCTTTGGGGGTGCAGGATGATTGTTTATCTTGCGACCAATACGGTCAACGGCATGCAGTATGTTGGGCTGACTACGATGTGCCTTGGGCGCAGAAAAACTTACCATTTTGATGCGTCTAAAAAGGGTAGGGGCGGAGAAAACACTATTGCCTTCGCAATCAGGGAATATGGCAAACAAAGCTTTTTGTTTGAAAAAATAGACACTGCAAAGACCGTTGGTGAATTGCAAAAGAAAGAATGTTTTTGGATTGAAAAATTAAACACTATGTCACCAAACGGCTACAATGTCAGGGGCGGTGGAACGTTAGGCATGTGCAAGTGGAGCATGCAGCCTATTGAGGCTTTTGGCGTGAAGTATCCGTCTATAAAATCTTTTTATGAGGCCTTTCCTAATGTGTCTTATCCCACGTTATCAAGAAGGATAAAAAATGGATGGCCTCCAGAAGATGCCTGCACAAAGCCATTGCAAAGAATGAAAACTGGCAAAAAATATCCGCAGCTTTTAAGTGTCGCAAAGAAAACAGGTATAAATTATTCGACGCTTGCAAGTCGATATGAAAGAGGGAAAAGAGGTAAGGAGCTAACCTTGCCTTTGGTCAACGCCGCCAAAAAAATTGAGATAAACGGCGTTGTTTTTTCTTCTTATCGTGAAGCCGGAAGGTTTCATAATATTCACCATAGTTCATTCGCTTGAAAGCAAGGGAGACTAACTAATGGACTTTTCTAAACACCTTAAAATCATCAAAGATATGGATGAAAAAATTATGAACGGTGAGCGTTTGAGCGATGACTTAATTCAAACGCTGACTGCGTTGCGTGACGCGGTGGCTCAGTCTGAGGCGCATAGCCGGAAGATGGCTGACCGCGTCAACGCAATAAAAATGCAGGCTGACACTTGGCGGTGGGCTAAGAACAAGCTGTCTGAACATCTGGAGACACAAAAAGGCGTTCTCGAATTAGTTTCGAGCAATTACAAGCAAGACATGAAGATTGCAAATCGCCGCATTGGCATCTGGAGATCAAAAGTTCAACGTATGAAAGCAAAGGGAGCAAAATAATGCCATTAATTATCAAACCAGCATCGTATAATCTTTACGTCATCGAAGGTGTCGAAGACGATGTGCCGTTTACCATCTGGAAGAACGCGAAGACCAACAGGTGGACACATCCTTTGGCAAACAAGCGTGGTCGGGGCGCGTCTTTCAAGACGGTCAAAGAGGCGCAAAACCACGCCTTTGAGTGCATAAAAAAGCGCGGGATGATTAAACCTGACGGAGCCGCAAAGAGGCATAACGGTGTGATAGCCCTCACAGAGGCTCAGGGAAACCTGTTCAAATTCATTAAGGGCAAGAAGATTTGGCCGCTTAACTTTTTAAGTCGCCGGTTTCGCGGCGGAGAGGATCACATCCGGCAGCAAATCGGTCAAATCAACAAGCATTACCACGTCCAAAAACACACTTGTGGATATCGCGTAATGACAGAAAATGAAGTGAGGAGATCAACCAATGGTAGGTAAAAAAACACCCGACGACATTGTGACAGGATCAAGGCTGGCAATGTTGCTTAACGCGTCGCCATACGGCACGCCAAACGACTTGCTGGCTGAGGCACTAGCCTCAATCGAAGGCAAGCCAAACCCAAATCCATTCAACGGCAACGAAGCCTGTGACTGGGGTGACGCCTTGGAGGGTGTCATCCTCACCACCGCCGCTGAACGGCTCAACCTGACTGACCTGAAGCTGGAACACGACGCCGTCTTTCACGACACGCTACCATTCGCCGTGTCGCTTGACGGCACGGCTGACGGTGGTCTGGGGCATGAAGTCACCACCGATCCAGCCAAAGGCATCTACTGCGTTGACGGCCCTGTCTGGGTTGACGGCGTGGGCGTCTTGGAGAGCAAGCTGACCAGCAGCAAGCCAGAAGACCGCCCAGCGCCTCACAGGGGGCCGCTGCAACTCCAAGGGCAATTGATGGCCACCAAACTAACTTGGGGCGCCGTGTGCGTCCTATATGGCGGTATAGAGCTACGCGTCTTCTTGTATCAGGCCAACGCTGCCACACAGTCGCGCATCACGGATGAGATTGAGGAGTTTGAGCGCCGCAAGTTTGACGTTGACTGGTATCCGATCCAGTCCAGCGCTGACGGCAATACCGCCTACCCGCGTGTCGATGACGGTGCGCCGCCAATCACGCTTGAGGGCGAAGACAACGACTGGCTGGCGCAATTGGTCAACGCCAAGGACGCCAAGCGCGCCGCCGAGGCCGACATTGATGAGGCTGAGGCTATGCTAAAAGAGCGTCTGGGAAGTCACGAACAAGCCACCGGCATTGTTGGCAACCGCGCCTATTACGTTAAGTGGCCTATGCGTAACTTCAAGGCGCAACCGGCAAAGACGACACCGGCCAAGCCTGCACGGATTGCACGCCAAGGCACGTTAACGATAAAGGAGGCAAAAGATGATTGACGTGCCGCTGACAAAGGCTCAGGCGGAGCTGCGGATTCTGATTGACCGCATGACCCGCCGTTACGGCTACACGCCGACCATCAGTGAGCTGTCACAAAAGACCGGCAAGAGCTTTAGCCAAATACACCGGCTGATGACTGGACTGGTCGAGCGTGGCGCGGCTGAGAAGGTGGCCGGTAAAGCCAGAGCGTTTAAATTATTATAGGAGGATAACATGCAGACAGAACACCTTAAACCCAACGACCTAGTCAGCGTGACT